GCCTTGGCATCGACGCCCTCGGCCTTGAGCCGGACGAGCGAATGCGGCTTGTACTTCGTCTCGCCCGTGATGCGGATCGTGTCGGCGTGGGCCGCGACCGGCGCGAGGGCGAGGACCAGGACGGAAGACAGAAGCGAACGCATGGTAACTCCTCGGGTGTGGATCAGGGGGCGACGACCCAGCTGGGCGGGTTGACGGAGAAGGTCGGCTTGACCGTGACGCTGACGGTGATGGCCTCTTCGAGCGACTCGTTGCGGCTGAAGTTGGTGACCATGCAGGTGGCCCGCAGCCCCTGCGAGCCGGGCACGTTCATGGCACCGTCCATGACGGCGAACTCCATCGCCCCGCGGTTGAGGAACGTGTCCCGGATGGCGGCGAAGTCGTCGTCGGCCGTGTCCCAGACCATCTCGAACTCGATCGACCCGTCCTTGAGCGTGGCGACCGTGGCCCGCCAGCCGGCGTTGCCGCGGGTGGTCACGTCGGCCTCGCCCGCCTCGAGGTTCAGGGTCACGTCCTTGACGTTCTGGATCTCGTTCCAGGCGGGCGAGGCGAACGTGCCGGTGTTGCGGTACAGCTTGGCGTCGAGCCCGAGTTTCACGGCCATCGGTGTCTCCTCGCGAGTCCGTAGTCTGCAGTCCGTAGTCTGTAGCCAAAGCCCAGGGTTCCTGGTCTCGCTGCAGACTGCGGACTACAGACTGCAGGCTGTGTTCAGCGGACCGAGTTCTTCCACAGGGGCGGCAGTTGGGCCTGCTCGGCCTCGAAGGCCGGCCCCATGAACGGCCGGGGGCGGTAGCGGAGCCGGCGCGTCTTCGTCTTGGTGCGGCGGACCGCCTCGCCGCCGTGTTCGAGCAGGCGCGGGGCCTGCGACTCCGCGCGGATCAGCGTCGGCCCGATCACGACCGACTTGCGGGTCGGGTCGTAGGCGAACAGGATGAACTTCCGCAGCAGGCCGACATGCGAGTACGGCGGTTGGCCCGGCGGACTCGTTCCCTTCTTCTTGCGGATGGAGGTCTTGGCCCGTTGCCGCACGAAGGCCCCGAACCGCGACAACACCCGTCGCGTGCCGGCATCGACCGCGTTCTTGACCTTGGCGCGGTCGAAGAAGCCCTGCTTGGCGGCCTGGAAGGTCATCGTGATCACGGCTCACCTCCACACGCGGTAGGTCAGCGTGAGGACACTGGTGAACTGGCGGAGTTCCTCCAGGTGCTCCGCCGCGTACACCGGTTCGTTGGCCACCTCGGTGCAGCGGGCTTGCGGGAAGCTGGCCAGCGGCTGCGAGCGGACGTGGTCGGCGATCTCCTCCACCAGTTCCAGGAGCGCATCGAGGTTCTCCAGCGTTGGCTCCACCTTGCGCTGCACCGCCACGTCGATCTTGAAGTCGAAGCTGTCCCGATTGCGGTCCAGGGCCTTGCTCGACACCGAGCGTGGCACGACGCTGACCTTCAATGCCGTCATCTCCGAAAGCTCGAAGACCGGCAGGTAGTGCCGCACGGCGACGAGCGGCTGGCTGAACGCGGTGGCGTTCAGTTGCTCGACGACGGCGTCGGCCAGGGCCAGGATGGTCGCGGGCATGGCTCACTCCTGCGGGACCAGGGCGCGCAGCACCCGCAGGACCAGGTCGTCGACCGGGGACTTGGTGGCACGGACGATTTCGGTCAGGGCATCGGAGTGCAGGATCGCCTTGAGGACCGGCAGGGCCTCGCGTAGCCCGGCCGGGTCTTGGCGGTGCAAACCCAGAAGTTGTCGCATCAGTTCGAGCATTACTCGACCCCCACTTGCTTGGCGTGAACCCGCAGCACCTTGTGGAACACGTCGGACCACCGCCACGCGGGCTCCTTGCCCGGGGCCATCACCTCGTACACGATCACCTTTCCGCCCTGCGTCTCGCGGATCAGGTCGCCGCGCTCGGGCAACACCGCGACTCCATTCAGCACCAGGTCGGCGGCGTGGATCAGGAAGTCGCGGTCGGTCCACTCCATCCGCACGCCGCCGTAGCCGTCGTCGAGCTTGAGCAGCGTTCGCCCGATGGTCGCTTGCACCGTGACCTCGTCGGCCCCGCGGCGGTACGCGACCGGCCGCGAGGCGTGTTCCTTGAGCATCTCGGCCAGCCAGTCGGAGCCGGTGCGGAGCAGGTCGGGCATGGCCTCCTCACTGGCTGAGCCAGACGCGGACGTGCGGGCTGCCCGGCCGCGAGTCGACCAGCACCGTCTTGCCCAGCAGCTTGTTGCCGCTGGCCGTCTCGGTGGCGACCTTGGCGGTGTTGTCCCAGTAGGCCAGATCGCCCACCGCCCAGCCAGTCAGGGCCGCGACCGGGAAGTCGAACACGCCGACGACGGCCAGCGCCCCGAGCTTGCCGGCCTTGATGTCGAGCTTGGCGACCCCGACCAGTTCGCCCTGCACGACCACGTCCCCGGCCGCCACGTCGGCCACCGGGATGTGGTCGATGCTGCCGCCGTCATGGATGAAGATCACCTGCGCCATGTCTGCCTCCTCGTGTTCAGGTCAGCAGCAGTCGGTGCCGCTCCCCGCTGTGAATCCGGCCGATCGTTGCGCGGCTCACGCCAAACCGCTTGGCAATGGCTTCCTGGGTCAGGATGCCCTTGAGCGCTGCGATCTCACGGACTTGGTCTTCGTGCAACTTCTTGCCGACCGGCGGTCGCAACCCAGTTCGATAAGCGTGGCGGTGATTGTCGCCGCGGCTCAGGTACTCGAGGTTGGCGACCGTGTTGTCCTGCTTGTCCCCGTTCTTGTGATTGACATCTCGACCGGCCGCTTCCCCCAGAAAGGTTGCGGCGATCAGGCGATGCACACTGCGGGCGATGTATCGGCCGCCCACACGCAGGCTGACGACCAGATACCCCGTCCGGGAATGCACGGTCGGGCGAAGCACTTTCCAGGTTCCCCACTTCCGACTCCGAACACGGCCGAGATCGCTGGCCTGGTAATCGGGGAACCCGGGAATGTCGCTCCACGCTTCCCCCGAACAGACCGGCGATGCGAAAGTGGAACCCTCGATGGCGGAGTGCTGCTCGCTCATGCCTCTCCTTTTGCTTTGAGGCCACCGCGCGGGTCCTGGAGACTCACGCCGAAGTCATGGAACCCGCGCATCTGCACGCCCAGGACGTGGAAGTCGGCCTCGGCCGTCTCGATGGTCGGGGCCTCCTGGCCGTTGAGGAACGCCACCTCGATCACCGGCAGGTCGGTCGGCTCGGCCAGCAGGTACCACGCCTTCGCCGAGAAGCCGGGATACTTGGCGTTGCCCAGGTAGCGGCTCACCTCGACCCGGAACTTGCCCTGGTGCGGGTTGGTGATCGGGTACTTGGCCGTCGAGGCGTTGTCGCGCAACTCCAGCGACTTGAACAACTGCGAGCCGATGGCCGACAGGGCGGTCGGCACCAGCAGGATGGCCGGCATGACGCCGATCGGCTTGCCGTCGCCGTCGGTCTGGTCGAGGAAGGCCACCTCGCCGGCGGTCAGCCCATCGATGCCGAGGGCGGTCGTCGCGCCGGAGATGAAGTTGGCGTTGCCCGCCGTGAAGAACGCGGCGTTGTTCAGGAAGGTCATCCAGAACACGTCGTTGATCTTCAGCCCCGAGCCCCGGCCGAGTTTCTGCGGCACGGTCGTGATCGCGCCGAGGTCGTCGTTGATCACGTCGCGGCGGTCGATGGACAGCATCAGGCCGTAGGTGTCGGCCCGGTTCGAGTACGTCTCGTTGCCGAGCGTGCCGTGCTTGATCTCGCCGCCGGGGGCCACCAGTTCGTACTGGTCCTTGCCGATCAGCCGGTAGCTGGTGACCGTCTTGAAGTCCGACACGTTGCGGACGGCGCAGACGTTCCGCCAGGTGCGTTCGACCGAGAAGAAGCCGTCGAGCAGGAACTTCTTGGAGGGGGAAGCCAACGGCGGAGTCAGCACGACGAACGAACGGCTTCGACAAACTCCATTGCGAGCTTCAATCGTTGACACGCTTCCGGCCAGTCCAGCAGACCGTATGAAGTCAAAGGTAACCATCCCGAGCCAGTCGTGCCAAAACTTAGTTCCGCCACGGCCGCGGAATCACCGCCTCTGAATCGACCCGCTTTCCGCACGAGGAGTCGACCGTGCCACGGAGGTTGTGTTGCCAAGTTCATCGCGTGTTGCAGTATCTGATACATTTGCTCCGGTTCAACCTTGGGTTTGCTCCCTTCGTTCGCATGATGGGCGATTCTCAGATGCAAACTCGTCGCATCACTCAATTGCAGCCAGCCTTCAAGTTGAGCCGGTTTGAGTGTTATCCAATACCAGGCACAGACTCGTTCGCCACCGGTCTGATTCGCCTGGTAACTCCATTGAGGATGCGTTGGAACGGGTACTTGACCAGAACGATGCAGTTCCATCAACCATGAGACGATCGCGGTGTAGAAGCCCTCGATGGCTCGTGCTGACCACTGGGTCGGCGGCAGAATCCGGTAGCTTTGCGTCTCCGTCTCGATGGCTTGAAGATATTGGCGAAACTGTTGCACGATCTGATCGTTGACCTGTGCATGTTGATGCAAAATGGCCAGCAATTGCTCCCGCATCATGATGCCGCAAACATCGGCCGCCGGGCGACGATGTGGCGATTCATTACCGGTCTTCAGGTAGACCGCATGGACGATCGGCGGTGTCGGACTGTTGGCCAGAATCTGGCTAACGGTTTGCCGGTAGCGGGCGATCTGGCGGCTGTGTTCGTGGGTGTCGATTTTGTCTTCGATCACCAACGCTATATGAAGGTTAACCACGACGAGAATATCGATGCCACGTACTTGAGTATCGACCGCGAGTTCGGTGATCGGCTCGTCCTCAGACAAGCCGGCAATTCCCGTTGCTTGAGCGGAACAGGCGAGAAGCGATCGAAGTAGGTGTTCACCCAGGGCGTTCATTTCGGAATTCGACATGCGATAATTTGGTGATGCCCACTGGAGGATGTAAGCAATCACCGCATCCTGAGCCAACTCCGAGCGAGCATGGGTGAAGAGATTCGGAAGAGTCGGAGGTGTCATCGTTTCCGTC